TAGACAAGAGAAGTTGCTCTGGAACATCGTTGATAAACGAAACAGAGTTCATATAAAACTACTCAGATTCCTAGGGTTCAAATTTTTAAGGGAATTAAAACACGGACCCAATAATTTATCCTTTATGGAGTTTTGCCGTGTGTTTAGGAGCAGCAGCTAAGACAGCTAATGAAAATGCTCGTAGAAGATACAAATACGAGAATGAAAGAAGAGAGCGTAACTGGATGCAAACAACATCTATTTACAATGCTCAAAAAGTTAAATACGAAGAAGACGTACAAAATGCTGGTCTAGCTCAAGCTCAAGCACGAGTTGATCAACAAGAAGCAATGGACAATGCCAGAGGCGAAGCCCAGCTTAAGTATCAAGAGTTATTTAGAAAACTATTAGAAGATAGTACTTATGGAAAATTAGTAGCAGCTGGTCAAACAGGTCAGTCTACTAGGAGAAGAGCTACTGTTGAATATGCTAAATACGGTAGAGATGTAAGTGACATTGCTAGAAGATTAACTCTGAATGATAGAGAGTTAGCTCGTAAGAGTTCAGGTGAAATAGCAAAATATAAACAATTTAAAGATCAAGCATTTGCAAAGGTTGCATTCCAACCTATTCCAGATGTTGCACCACCTCAACCTGTTATGCAGAACGTAGGAGCAGCAATGTTTATGGATGCTTTATCTATTGGATCATCTATAGCCACAGCTGGTGGCTCTGGTGGATTCGGAATCTGGGGAGGTTAGTATGACAAACAGTTTTTTTAATTTTACAGAATCTCCTGATTTTGGATCAATTCTTGCAGACAGTTATGGCTCAGTTAATCAAAGCTATGACAGACGAGAAGAGCTTGAACAGGAGAATGATAAAACACGGCTAAAGAATGCCGAAATGCCATTGAAGTTAATTAAAGAATTAATTGAATTTTCTCCAAAGGCAAAGGAGATGGCAGATGGTTTGGCGGAACAAAGAAGAAAAGGTCTTCTAAGTCAAGGTTATAAAGATATTCCTGAAATAGATTTAGAATCAGATCAAAATACATTAACAACTGTCTTTGATATTGGTAAGGCTGAAAACTTTATTAAAAATGAGGCTTTAAAGAATGGTGATAATACTACTTACGAAACTATAGATCTTAGTGGTCCTCACGGAGCGAGAAGACGACTTCTGATGATGGAAGAAATGAAGACCAGACTTGGAACAGAATTTACTCCTTGGGTTACAAAAAACTATCCCGCTGGATTTAATAGTGTTTCAGAAGCAAGAATGGCTTTTGATACATATAAACAAGGTATTTTAACTAATGCTGACCAGCTAGGTTTTAATTTAAGGTTTACCAAAAATCAATTAAAAGACAGTTTTGCTGGAGTCGAATCAAAATTCTATGAAACAACCAATCAAAATATAACTTCCAAAAATATACAAAAAGAACAAGGCAGAATGATAAGTGAAGTTAAAAATGCCTTAAATAGTGAAAATCCATTACAGGCTTTTATAGAAACATCGGAATATAACGTTGGTTATTTTGAAGGGAATATTGCTAAAGCAGAAAGAGCATTCATAAACATAGGACTTATGGGTATGAAGAAAGGCGTTGTTAATATTGATAAATTTGAAAGTGTATTGTTTGGCGAAGTTACTGCAAAGGGAGATAAAACAAGAATACTTATAGATAAACTAGGTGGTGGTGAAGAGAATGCATTATGGGCTGAAGGTGTACTTGCATCTATAGAAGAAGCAAAGAAAGGTGTATTTGAAAACAAAGCTTTATCAAGAACTAACTATGCAAAAGGATTTGTAGAAGAGATACAAA